ACTGTCTGCGCAGCTTGGCGTGCCGGTTGCGCAGCGCGACCCGTTTGCAAACATGTCAGGCAAGGGCCGCGAAGTGTTCCAGCGCGAACTCTACAAGCAGGCCGACAAGAAGCTGACCGAGGCGGAAGAGGGCGTATCTGCGGCCACGGCAATGGCGCGGGATGCGCAGCGGTTCCTGCAACTTCAAGGGAACGTTACGATGCAAGGCCCGGTCGCTGGCCGGGTTCCTGCGTTTTCTGACGCCGCGCAGGAGATGGACGCGATCACGGCGCGCATCACGCCGCAAATGCGTCAGCCAGGATCTGGCGCGACATCGGATTTCGATGCCAAGATGTTCCAGATGGCGACCGTGGGCCGCACGAAGAATCCGGCGACAAACGAAGCAATCGCAACGGGCATTATCGCCAACGCTCGCAATGCCGAGGACCGCGCACAATTCATGCGCGACTATGTGACCGTGAACGGGCACCTAGACGGGGCTGACCGCGAATGGAAACGCTACCTAAACGCCAATCCAATCTTTGACCCGGCATCGCCTAACACGCCGAAGATCAACGAATCGCGCCGGAGCTATCAGGAATTCTTCGGTGGTGCGCAACAAGGTGCGCCGAACCTGCCGCCGCAAGATGCAGTCGAGGCCGAAATCCGCAGGCGTGCCGCTGCACGCGGGGGCCGCTGATGGATTTGTCAAAGCTGTCTGATGATGACCTGATGGCGCTGCGCTCAGGCGATCTGTCTCGCGTTTCTGATGCGGGGCTGATGGCTATGCGTAGCGCTACTCCGCAAGACGCGCCTAGGCCTAAAGCCACAGACACAGGCGGCACGCTGCAATTTGCCACGCCGTTTGGCCGCATTGATACGGGCGTCGGCCTTTCACCAGGAACGACGAATTTTCTGGCGGGCATGGGCAAGGGCTTTACTGACGTTGCCCGTGGAGTTGGCCAGATGGCCCGTGTTGTCTCGCGCGATGATATTCGCCGTGCGCGAGAGCTTGACGAGGAATTGATGCAGACCGGCGCGGGGCAAGTCGGCAACATTGTCGGCGCTGCCGCATCGCTTGCGCCGCTTGCCTTTGTGCCAGGAGCGAACACCTATGCCGGTGCCGCCGCTATTGGCGCAGGCTCAGGACTTGCCGCCCCGAGTGCCAGCACGGGCGAAACCATTGCGAACACTGCAATTGGCGGTGCCGCTGGTACTGCCGCGCAACTTGCTGGCCGATTGATCGGTGCGGGTTATCAAGGAGTCAAGTCGCTAGCCGCGCCGTTTACGGAGCGTGGGCAGCAGCAGATTGCCGCAAGGACAATGCAAGCGTTTGCGTCCGATCCGGCGCAAGCATCTGCCGCGCTTGCTGCGGCGCAGCCCTCGCGCATTCCTGGCGTTCAGCAGACCGCCGCCGAAATTGCCCGCGATCCCGGACTAGCACAACTGCAACGGACGATTGCAAATAATCCGGACGCTGGTCGAGCCTTGGCGCAAAGGGCAATGCAAAACCAAGACGCCCGCGCCGCCGCACTGGAAAGCATTGCAGGAACTACCGCGCAACGTCAAGCCGCTGTGGCGTCAAGGGAGCAACTAGCGCAGCAAGCCTATCAAGCGGCGACACAAGCTAACTACACGGTTGACGATCAACTCGCCAGCCTTTTGAGCAGGCCCGCAGTGCGGCAGGCTATGGCGCGGGCGAAAACCCTTGCTGAAAACGAGGGGCGTCAATTTTCGTTTGTAAGCGGGTCTCCAGCAAGACCGGCGCAAGTTTCAACCGTGCTTGACGCAAACGGCAATCCCGTTGTCATTTCTCCGGCTGCGCCGTCTACGCAAAAAGCGCAGGTTACCGGCCAAGGCTTGCAAGACCTCAAAATGGCAATGGATGAAATGCTGTCTGACCCTGCGTCCGGCTTTACCGGAAAAGCCGGTGATGCTGTCCGCAACCTGCAAAAGCAACTGTTGTCATGGATGGAGGGCGCAAACCCTCAATTTAAGGTCGCACGAGAGGGATACCGCGCCGCTTCGCAGCCGATCAATCAAATGGATGTCGGCCGCGCGTTGCTGGAAAAGCTGCAACCGGCCTCGGGTGCGGTTGGCGAACGTGGCGAGTCGTTTGCCCGTGCGCTGATGAATGCCGATGACCTTGCTCGAAGTGCTACCGGCTGGCGGGGTGCGCGGTTTGAGCAAATCATGTCGCCGGATCAGATGGCGACCGTCAACGCATTGCGCGATCAGATTGCCGGTGTTGCCAATGCTGCAAACCTTGGGCGTGCGGTCGGATCAAACACTGGGCAGAATTTCGTTTCGCAGAATTTCCTGCGGCAAGTTCTCGGGCCTACCGGACTGCCGGAATCGTGGGCGGAAAGTACGCTGCTAGAAAGCCTTATGCGCCCGGTTCAGTTTGCTGCGCGGGCCGGAGAGCAGCGGATCACGCCGCAGATTGCAAACGCACTGCTAGACCCGCAAGAAGCCGCGTATTTGCTGAGTCTTGCGCAGCAGCGCAGTATGTTGGAGCGTGGTGGCGCTCGCGCGTTGGGCGCACTTGGCCCCGCAGGCGCTTCAGTTGCTCCTGCTATGACTCAATCACTGTTACCAGCGAATCAGTAATGCACGCTTCAATCGGCCGTCCGGAAGTTTGTTTGTAATCCATCGACCGGCGGGCCTTGCGATACACAGCAAAAACGCGGCGACGAAACTTTTCAAGAAAATACCAATCGCGAGTTCCATATGGCTAACGTAGCTCCCCCAGGTTTGGCGACATTCACATACCCGACGAGCGTACTCGTTAACGGGGTGCCGACGATTGTCCAACTGCCCGCCGCAGGATACCGGCTATTCACGTATGACGCCGGAACCACGAACCCGCGTACAACGTGGAGCAACGCAGGCGAAACGGTTGCAAATGCTAACCCGATCATTTTAGACGCGAACGGGCAAGCGCAGATTTTCTATCGTGGCAATTACAAGCTCGAACTGCGGCAACCCGTAGCCCTTGGCGGCGCGGTTATCTGGACTGTGGACAATTTCAACGTCCCAGACCCTAGCGCATCGAACTCGATCCAGTTTGCCAACGGTACGGCCGCAACGCCCTCAATTCGATTTGCGCAGGCCACTAGCTCGGGGCTGTACTCTCCGGCCGCCAATCAGGTCGCGATGTCTGTCAGTGGCGTGCAGGCAATGCTGTGGGCCGCTGGGAACGTCGGCATCGGCGGAACCCCTACGCAGAAACTGGACGTATTTGGGACTGCGCGTATTCAAGGCACGACCACGATTACGACGGGCGGTCTAACCGTAACGGCTGGCGGCGCAACGATTACTGCCGGAGGTTTTACCGTTGCCGCTGGTGGCGCTGCGATCACCGGCAACTCGACCGTTGCGGGCACGTTCGGAGTTACTGGAAACACCACGATCAGCGGCGGCACGTTTGCAAGCCGTGGATTTGTCGACAACGCCACAGCGGCCGCGTGGAACATTGATAGCTCGGGGCGTTTCAGGAATAACGGGAACACGCAAATCAGCTTTGCAGCACGACGCATTACTAGCGATCAAACCACTAGCGGGGCACTTGTTTTCCAGGATGTTGCGTTTGCTGGTGGGCACAATGACGGAAGCGCATATAACACTACAACTGGCATTTTTACGGTTCCGGCAGGACAAGGCGGCTCTTATCTAGTTTGCGCAACCGGCGAGGCTTACAACACAGGAGCCGTTGTCGACTGGACGATTGATCTGCGAGTTAACGCATCTGCCATCTTGACTCAGACAAAGCGCACTGACGCCAACGTGACCGATGGATGGGCGTTTGCAATCACATTGAAGCTGTCTGCTGGGGATACGGTAAACCTGAACGCAACACCTCTTAGTGCTTCGCTTTACATCAGGATTGGATCGTCTTTTTCGATTCGACAGGTGGGCTAAATGGATTTAACAGAAGTCTTCAGGAAATTCGGAGCTGAGGCTTTTGGCCTGTTAGGCGCATTAGTTGGCCTATCGTTTCACGAAAAATTGACGGTATTTGCCGTAGTCACTGCCATCATTGCCGGAGCTGCTGTTGCAGTTGTAGGCGCTCCAATCCTCACCCATTACATTGATCCACCGCAAGCCATCAGAGACCACGTTTTATCTGCGTGCGCTCTGGTGCTAGGTTTGATTGGTTTTTTGCTTGCCGGTGCTATTCACGCAAGTGCCGCCCATGCCCGCCACTGGTTGCCTGAGTTCATCAGAAAAATGATTGAGCGCAAGGGGGGCGTGTAATGCTCGTTACTGCTGCCTACCTGATCGCGTGCGCAATTGTTGCCGTATTAGGTGTTAAGTGCCTCATTCGTATGAGCTGGCGCACGCAACACGCCCGCAGATTTGCGTTTGTGCTGATGACGGCGGGTGGATTGGTCCCCATGCTAGTGCTGATAACTCACGCTGCCGAGCTAATTTCAGCCGCTGATGCAATGCAAGCTTTGTCCGCTGTTAGCGCTGCTGCTCAAGTTTCTGGGCTGTTTTTTGCGCTTGGATTGGCGTGTTTGCTGATAATTGGCGCTAGGGGGCAATAATGGACTTCGACGCCGCGTTTGCCATTTTGCTAAAGCACGAGGGCGGGTTTTCGGATCACGCGGCCGATCCCGGTGGGAAGACCCGGTACGGAATAACTGAAGCTGTGGCGCGGGAAGTTGGCTACCGTGGCAACATGGAAGAATTGCCGATTGATCTTGCAAGGCGAATATATTTTGATCGGTACTGGACACCATGCCGAGCCGATGATTTACCTGGACCGCTTAGGTATCCGATGTTCGATGCCGCCGTTAACAGTGGAGTTCGTGCTGCGGTTAAGTGGCTACAACGCGCAGTAGGGTCTACGGTTGACGGAGTTATCGGACCGGAAACGATTAAAGCTGCAAACATGGCAGATGTTGATCGGGTGCGAGTGTGGATGATTGCCGACCGCCTTCGCGCAATGACATGGATGAACGGCTGGCCATCGTTTAGCCGAGGATGGGCGCGGCGTATTTGCGACGTTCTAGAACAATGAACTTGCTTGCGTTCCTTGCCGGGCCGTATCGAATGCTAGGCGCATTGCTTGCGGTGCTGCTGGCTTTGGGGGCGGTGTACTTCAAGGGCAGGGCAGACGGTAAGGACGCGATCCGTGCCGACTGGCAAATTGAGAAAGACGCGCTGGCAGATGCGCAGTCTCACACGCTGGCGGCTGCGATTGACAAAGCCAACGAATTGCAACGCAAGAAAACGGAAGCCGAGGCCACCTATGCGAAAGCCCTTGCAGACCGCGACCGCCGTATTTCTGCCCTTGCTGCTAGTAGCCTGCGCGACGCCGCAGCCTTGCGTGCTGCCGGAACCGCTGCCGATTCCCTCGCCGCCTGCCGTGCCGATGCCGCCATCCTCCGGGACGTACTCAGCGGAGTTGATGAAGAAGCGGGAAGACTGGCGGCGGCTGCTGACGCAAGAGCCGACGAAGTAAGGGTGCTTTTGGAGGCATGGCCGCGATGAGCAACGCACTAACAAACGTCTATTCTTTCGGCAACAAGCTGCGCAACAACCTGAAAGCGCTGCTGACCGACCCCGTAAATCATCTCGCCTCGCAGGCAAACATCTGGGCGGCGGACATGAACCGCGCTCTCGACTCCCCTGCGACTGCGTACCGCCGTGCCGGTGGCGTTATGGCGGATGACACGTCAACCGTTGCCGCTGCGAACAGAGAGCAAGAAAGGATGACTGCCGCTCTGATGGGCACCGCGCCGGGGTTTGTTGGGATGACTCGCCAATTTGTTGCCCCGCGTGACGAAGCAATGCGGATTGCGCAGCAAAACGCGGCAAAGCCGGTTAGCGATGGCGGACTAGGGCTGCGCCCGGATAACACGCCGATGGAGCGGGCTAGGGCGATGGGGTTTGATGAGCGAGAATATATCGGCGTTCACAAAGCGCCAACTTCAGCCAGCACAGGATACAGCGCTCCTTTGCATGAATTAAACAGAACTTATCCTGACGATATTTATTCAAGTATGGCCGCTAGGTATTACGGGGACGGCGCAAATCCTTCTCGTGATGCAACGTTAATTCGGAAAATGCAGGCTTTTCGTGCAAAACCTAATGCTCAAGTAGAAGTGTTTCGAGCGGTTCCTAAAAACGCCGGAGACTCTATTAATCAAGGAGATTGGGTGACTATGGATCGCCGGTATGCAATAGATCATGGAGAGGGAGCGCTAGGCGGCGATTACAAAATCATCAGTAAGAAAACGCCAGCAAAAACACTTTTTACTGAGGGCAATTCAATTTACGAACTTGGCATTGATAAAACTCAAAAGTTTGCCGAAGGGCCGGCATCAATGCCGACAATGGTAAGCAACGCAGCGCCATTTGAACGCTCCAGATTCGCCGCCTTTGACCCTGCCCGCGTCAACGAGAACGATATGCTTGGATTTGTCAACCCGCGTCTACTTGCCGCACTTGGCCTCGGTAGCGCTGCCGCAGTAGCAGGGAATTCGCTACTGAACAGCGGCAAGAAGAAGATGGAAGACGCTAAAAAGGCGCGTCAGCAAGCGATTGACAAGGCCGAAGAAAAATAGGGGGCCGAAGCCCCCGTGGGTTAGAACCAGATGCTCACGTGACCGCCGCCAATCTTTGATAGCAGTTCTTCGCTGATCTCAATTGCGTCGAGTTCTTCGTCAACAACAACTTCCACTTCGTTCTCGGTCATGGCAGTTTCTTTCTAGGTGCGGGCTGAATCCGCCGCCCGCTGCGCGGTTATTTCATATTCCTACCAATCTCAGCCGCGGCGCGGGTAATGGAGCGTCGGGTAGCTGCGCACGGGTCTTTGTCCGATGAATCAGCGTGTAGATAACCGTAACGCACCGCTTCCCACAAGTTCAACCTCACCGCCAGCCGCAGCGCATCTGAGTCATATATCAGCGGACTCCATCCATACGCTTTATCGCCGTCGTTCACGACAACATAATTTTCCTGCACCCAACGCTTAATCGTTAACCCGGCCGCCTTTGCGGCAAGTTCGAGCAATTCTTTATCACTCATTGCAACCCCATCGCAGCACTCAGCCGCTTTCTATTCCGGTAGTTCACCTGCCGCTCACGGTCAGACAATCGTGGCCGCTTTGCATCAGCCTTTTCGCCAAGGCCGTAAACCTTGATGCACGACCGGCCGTGTGCGTCTCGATCCCATGCCGCAATGTAGATCACGCCTTCTTTGTGCAGCGCAGCCAAATATTCCCGCGTGGTCACGTAGTGCAGGCCAGTCTCGTCGCACACTTCGCGGATTGTGCTGGGGCCGTCTGTGAGGCAGCGCAGCATCTTGGCGAAGCTAAGAGCGTTAACTCTAATCACTGCTACCCCGTGCGCAGATGATTGTTTCCTTATTCATTGTTGGTTTCCTTGCATGAAACAATCCGTGCAATCTCACGATCTATGTACCAGCGGGCTTTGCGCAAATCTTCCACAGGACTGCTGGACTTGATACCAGCACGCCAGATGTACTTAATGGCGTTGCCAATGCAAAAGTTCATATGTTCAGTCACCTGAATGCATTCCACACCACTTGGATGGCAGTTGTAATGAACAGGATGATTTATTTGATCGTTCATTGCTTGCCGTCCTTCTTGTTTTGCCGGGTAGGATGTGCTCCGAACCAGTACGGTATCGACTCAATCGGCCAGACTCCATCGACCTTGCTAGCGTCGTTAAATCTGATGGTGTCCGGGTAGTAACGGTATGCGTACCCACTGGGCGGCACCGGCTCGGCCTGTTGCTTCTCAACCTGCTGTGCCAGCGCGGCGCGGAGTAGCGCATGCTCCCCCGAATGCCGGTAAATGTTTTCTCCTGAATCTAGGACGCCGAGTAAAACTCTCGCCACGTTGTAAAGGTCACTCATCGCTGGCCCCCACCACAGGTGGGGCAGTCAACTGTAAGGGAATCATTTACAGTTTCCCCGCGCGCCACCATATCGAGCGCATCCTCGAACTGGTCAGTCGCTGAGTGCTGCGCCAGCGCGTGGCGGAGGGCTACTGACGCTTTACGTTCGGCTTGCCACTGTTCGCATCCCGGCTGCGTGTGTGTCTTCTCCAACGCCTCCAGCGCCTGCTGGGCTGCTTGTCTTAGATCACTCATCGCTGGCCCTCCGATTTGGCAATGGCGGCGCGGGCATCCTTGATTATTTTTGCGCTGATTTCTCCTCGAACCGCAACGGGTTTCAATGCCGCCAGCAGTTCGGCCTGCTGCGCCAGCAGCCGCTCGACATCTGCTTCAAGTAGATGGCGCTTGTCAAAGCACTCCTCACACTCTGCCTCAAACGGCGGAATATCTTTTAGCAGTTGCGCCAGACTTGCATTCTCCGCCTCCAAATCTGCCAGCCGCTCAGCCGTGCCAATAGGCAAGCATTCAAAGTCACTCATCACTAACCCTCCTTGAGTGCGTCGGCAACTGCGTACTTGTCGTTCTCGTTGACATGTTTTATTAACACCTAACGCTCGGATAATTTCGTCGCTGTCAGTTATTTCTTGCCGTCAAGTTTTAATACTTTCGGCAATACGCCTAAGCCCCATATAAGACCATTAACAGCGCCAAGCGCGGCTTTCATAACAAGATCGTCAAACACTGGAAGCTCGGCAAGCTCAGATTCGCGCTTCACTTGGGTTTTATTTGCAAGCCCAGCCCCAAGATCATCAGCCCATTGTGAGCGCGTATCTGTAGTTGGCCATGTGGCTTTGGTTTGTTGAGATGTGTTTATTGAATTAATCATTTTTCGCCTATTAGTTTGTTAATTGAATCAAACTTTTTGCGACTACCCGCTTGCAACGGCTGCAATGTAACCACGCCAACTGCCGCAGTCAATCTAACCGTTGCGGATATACAACGATGTGATCGTGTCCGCCAGCGCATCCAGCGCTTACTTCGCTGCTTTGTAAAGGTCACTCATCATTCCTCCGTCAAAGACTGCGACGATTCCGTGTATTAACTGTGCCGTAGCCGTTGCCGTTGCCGTAGCCGTTGCCGTTGCCGTTGCCGTAGCCGTTGCCGTTGCCGTTGCCGTTGCCGTTGCCGTAGCCGTCGCCGTAGCCGTAGCCGTAGCCGTTGCCGTTGCCGTAGCCGTAGCCGTTGCCGTAGCCGTAGACGTAGCCGTTGCCGTAGCCGTAGCCGTGGCCGTAGCCGTAGCCGTCGCCGTCGCCGTAGCCAACTGGCCTAAACATCACAGACCCCAATCGTCTGCAACAGGAATACAAAAGATTTCAGCCGCTTCCGGCAAATCAACATCGGCAATCTTCCTCAGATCGGCTTTTTGCGTTTCAACCATTTTCGCAAAGCCAATCGACTCCCACTTGAAAACATGCACGGCGCGAGACAGCCGAATCCGGCCATTCTCTCGGGTAACGTCGCCTGCAAAAATCCAGCCGCGATCGACAACGACAACAGCCCGATTTCCGGTCGGAACAGAATCGGCGCGGACATAATCAACGCCGTTTACAGTGATGGTGTTCATTTAATTCCTTTCGTTTGTGGAGACTGCAATGTAACCACGCCAACTGCCGCAGTCAATCTAACCGTTGCGGATATACAACGATGTGATCGTGTCCGCCAGCGCATCCATCTCGCTGTACCGAGCATTCCGCCACGCAGACTTGTCGCCATGAATTCCAGTGCTGCCTCGATGATGCTCAGGGCAGGCGCAGATTGCCAGCGCATCGCTGCCACGCTGAGCCATTCCTTGATCCTCTCGGAGATGATGGATTTCCCCTGGCGTTGCGCCCAGACCCAAGTGCAGGCAAAGAGAGCAGCCGCGCTCGGCAACGCGGCTTAGGTGGCGCTTAATGCTCATCAAAACGGGATTTCATCGTCCGGCGCGGATACCTTCTGCGGCATTTGCTCACGCGGACCATCGGATTGCTTCAACTTTGCCGACAGGCTAAAAAACGCGCCGCGTGCGCCCTGTTTCTCCCATGCGGCAATCTCGTACAACTGCCCGCCGATCATCAGATCGCCACGGTAATCCGGCCGCTTGTCGTTGCCTTGCTTGTCATTTTTAAACAGACTGCCGCCGCCCTCTTTTGGCACATATGCCATGCTCAAACTCCTTCGGTTACTTGCTGGAAAATGGCCTCGACTTCGGCCAAGAATTGCACTGCCGCCTGCTCCGTCGCCGCGATCTGATCTGCGGTCGGCTCAAACCGGCGGATGAAAATACGCTGCTCTCGAATCTTGACTCGCGGGTCATACGCAACGAAATCAACGAAACGTCGACGAGTGCAAGCAAGCTGCGCCAGCATTTGCGGTTGATGCTCGGCAGGAACCACGCCAGCGGCCCGCCAGTTGACATATGTGACGGTTGTAGGGCACTTAATCTCGACCAGCCCATCCGCCCCGAGTAGCCGGTCAGGCGTTGCGCCGAAAAACTCGATTGACGGATGCGGGAAGAAGCCGCAGTCGGTTAGCAGCGCACCGCTGACTTCCTCATACGCTGCCGCCGCTTCCTGTTCGCAGTCGATGCCGTGCTGCATTGCGGGGCTGACGAAATGATCTAGCGCCCCGTCAACCATGCGCTCGGCTACAAGCTCCGTCGCGTATTTCCGCCGTGCCTCGGCAGGCTGGCCGTTTTTTAGCGTGGCGAGAACGTCTTTCATGCGACTAGCAGTAAGCCAGCCGATGCGCTGGCGTACCCATGCCGAGGACTGCTGCGGGATCATGGGCGAAACTCCCGCACTGCTTTGATTGCGGCCTCAGATATGTCCCATGCGCTTGTGTTTACCCACCAGTCAGGAAACAATCCGCCCGCCGCCGCCATTTCTGTGCGGAAGCGTTTAAGAATCTCGCGTTGCTTTTTGGTGTATGGTTTTGCGTTGGCAGGAATGACTGGGCGCGATGTTTTTGCCTCTGATATTGCCTGCTCCATTGCCTCACGCGCAATCATTGCAGCAGCAACAAACCCTGCTGAATCCGGCGTGACGTTGTATTCGTAGCGTCTGCCACCACCGGAATAGCAATAGGTCAGCCGAAACTGACCGACCTTCATCTGATCGTCGTCATACCATCGTTCGGATACTGGCACGTACTTACGGCCGCGCTTTTCGTATAGAATTGTCATTTCCCCTCCGCGTTGGCGTTAGCCCACTGCATCACCATGGCTTGCGCTATACCGTCAAACGTCTTGCTCCGGTCGCGCTTCCGTGTTAGCGAAGGTGGCATCTTCCAAATCCGCTGTTCCCTTCCTTCCACTTCGAAAGTCGGTTTCAGCGGCTCCAAATTGTGCAAGGCAAATCCGGTCTTCTTTGTTTCGCCGTGACCATGCTCATAAGGCTGCACATAGCAAACCGGCGCGTTCAGGTGCTGGAAAATCACGCTTACAGGGTTCTCAAGCGCAACCTTGTCGCCGTGCTGCTTTGCCAGTTCCCATAACCCTACCGTCCAAGCTATTGCTTGTTCGCGTTTGTGGTGGATCGGCATCCCGCGTCCATACCAGCGGTTCCCGCTCACAGCCATAGCCGTGCAGTCCGGGTGCAGAATAATCAACCCCCACCGCCTGCTAGGTATCACTTCGAGAATGTCCTGCTGGTAATGCCAATCAGGGTTCCCACGAGTCGGCGCAAGATCGCACGAGTACGCTTCATGCCCTGCCGCCCGCAGTGCCTTGGTTATCGTCTGGCTTTCTTCGCAGCCAATCAAAGCCGGGATAACACGGCGGTCAACACTGCCGCCTGACATTATTTCGCCTCCGCAAGTTTTATTGCGTTATTCAGCCGATCGACGATCCCAATAGGTACGTCGTACTCGCTCCAATACTCGGCACACTCAGACAGTTCTTTGCAAACCTCCAGTAGTTGCGGCGCGGAGGCAATCAGGCGGGCGTTGGCCTTTGCCGTGTCATCAAGTCCGGCCGACAGCGCAGACCTGCGAATGGTTGCTACAAGCGTCGCGGCATCGGCACTAAACACGTCTAGCCTTGACACATTCCAGTCAATTGCCCACGGCCCCGGCGTATGCGCGCTCATGCCGCCTCCAATTCCGCCTTGCGCGCATCTTTAACCGACGCATACCGCGCTCGCAGGTTTACGGGAATGTCCTTCCACGCCTGCGCCAGTTCGTCAACGGTCTTGGCAGTCTTCAGCCGGCCAACAGTGACGGGGTCATGCGTGAACGGATCGGGCTGTTCATCAGGCCGCTTGTCCTTCGATGCACCATTGCCGTCATCGTCTTCGCTCGGCAGACCGACCGCCGTTTGCAGGCTGTAGCGGCGCGTGTACGTAATGGCAGACCCGTAACCCTGCGCGTCTTGTTTAGACGCCGGAACGAAAAGCGGGCCGCACGGGAACTGCTCGCCGCTTTCGTGAATGATAATAGTCTCGATTGTCACGCCGCCAGTAGCCTCGCGGAACACCTGGACAAACCCAAGGCCATGCTTTGACAACGCGGGTTTGATTGCCGAGACAACGCTGGAAAGATCAGCGTACTTGCTCTTAAAGTGCGGGTTAGTCGAATCCTTTACCGCTGCCGATATTTCCGATTGCGCCTTGACCAACGCCGTAAACAAGTTCTTCATTCTGTCCCTTCGTGCGCGTTTTGGCGCATACGGTTAAGCCACTCTTCATATTCCTGCTGTTCATCTGTCATGGCTAGCCCAAAAAATCCCGAGGAAGATTCCAAGAAAAATGCCGACCATGAACAACATTAGACCGATCAGCACTTCAATCATTTTTTACTACCCGACCCGGAAACACAAGAAACAATGCCGGAATTCAACGCCATGAGTGCAATTCCGTTGCTTTTTGCACACGCCTCGATGTTCGCCCGTGTTTCCGCATTGCGTGTTGAGCGCTTTTCGTTGGCGCAAACCAAACTGGCATATATCCAAATGCTTGGCGTAACGACGGCCGCACCGACTACAGCCCAGACGATTTGATGCGCCATAGCGCCCTCCTGATGGCTCGGAACAGGCATACAAACGCCAGCGCAATCGGAAACGAGACGCCTAGAAAAGCAACGCCAAATATCACGTCAAGAGCGTCCACGGATCACCAGATTACGAAGTGCAAGCTCAGCCGCTGCAAGTTCTGTGTAAGCGGCATCCGTCTTGCGCTGTTCGGCAAGCCGGAAAGTTTCTCGAACGTCGGTTTGTGCTGCCGGGACATAACGAAATTCTGGCGACAAAATAGACGTTACGGGGGCTGTGGATCGCAGTTGTTTCATCGGACAAGATCCGCAACGACCATTGCGCCAACCGCAATGCAGCTAATCACAAAAATCACCGTGAGGACAATCAGCTCGACCACTTCTTTTTTGCGCAGATATTTGATGTTCATTTTCCGCTCCGTTCAAATTGTCTATTCAATTCAGATTGTCGGCAATGTTGCGCCATGTCAACGACAAGGGGCAGCAAAGACGTGGCCGGTTGAGGTACGTTTGCAGCTTTTATTGCGGCGGCCGCAACCGCAACGCAACGCGCTAAATCGTAGTATTTGGCATTAACTACAGCGGTAGCCGAATTCCATTCTTGGGCCGCCATGCCAATAACTGATTCAGGCGATCGAGACAGCATTCTGATTCTGTGCATGTGTTGCGCTAAATCCTGCGCCTGGCGGGCCTCGACGTAAGCCGAGGCCGCATCAGACAGCGAGATAAACGACGGCGGCAAGTTCACGCATCCTCCCGATCAATCTGCATCAGGTAATCGATGCGCCGGTCGCGCTCGATATCAGCCTGTTCGAGTCGGTATTCGTCTACGACGTCAACATCGTGAGATTCGGCCAGCGACTCGACAACGGCCCGCATTTGACGCTCAAAAATCTCCAGCAGACCGGCCGCATCGCCAGCGGCAGCGGCTAAAACCATTGCCTCGGCCGTCTTTGCGTCAATGCCGTCGAAAGTGATGTCGGTTACGTTGTCTAGCAGCGGCCTACGGCCGATGCTGAATGCTGGGTTGCGGCGCATCTCGCCGAGCCAGTTTTCTACGCGCTGGGAGATAAGACGGTCACGCAGTTGAGCGGTCATTTCGTTTCCTTGTTTGCGTTGCGATGACCGAATAATGAGGCACGCCTTATGGGCTGTCAATAGGCAAACCGAATTATTTCCGCGTGCGTTGCAAATTTACAACTGCCAATTCGGTGCTTGCATTTTTCCGGGTTGACGTGTGAATATTCGGTTTCCCAAACGCAAGGAAACAAGATGACACCCGATCAAGCGTTGCAGTATTTCGGCAGCAAGGCGGAAATCGCCCGCGTGCTGGAAGTGACTCCTCCTTCTGTTGCTGAGTGGTTCCAGGCCGGAGCGATCCCAGAGGGACGGCAGTATCAGCTCGAACTCGCTACGCAGGGAGACCTCAAGGCAGACAAGCCGGCAAATCGAAAGGCGTGATATGTGGCCCCCGCCTAAAGAGATAAAAGTCACATCTGGTCTAAAAATGAAGGACCTCAGGACCAGTTTTAAGCAGGAATTTGCAGATTCGGAAAAGGCTAGCAACCAAAAAACCGCAAAAACTAGCACGATGAAGGATGACGTATTAGCGGTGCTGGTTGAAGAAAGAAGATGGCTTAGTGCCAACGAAATTTGTGCAATTTTGCGCAGGAGTAAAACGCCGATTCGTGACTGTTTAAATGAGTTAATTGCCGACAAAATTGCACGTTCAATGAAAATCAATCGATTGATGGTTTACGAGGCTACAAAATGGGCATTGCAAAAAGCAGACGACTAGACCCTGATACAAGTCACGCCGCTGGCGATTCAATGAAGCGTGCGGCAACTCGACAAGGGGCTTCAGTTCTTAACTGCCTGCGTGCAATTCGCAGCGCAGGTGCAGAGGAGATAGCCGAGTTGATCGGAATTGACGCTTACGCGGTTAGGAAGCGACTGCCTGAATTGCAGGACGCTGGACTGGCAGACACTACGGACGAAAAGCGAACTACTCGCTCTGGACGATCTGAGCGTATTTGGAGGGCAGTATGAACTACGCTGAATTTGTCTTTGAGAAACTGGCCGCTGCGGATCCGGTTGGCATTCAAGATGAGTTGCATCTTGCAGATGGGCTGTTCCCGCATCAGGTTGATTTGGTGCGCTGGGCATTGAAGCGTGGCCGGGCCGCTATTTTTGCCGACACCGGCCTCGGCAAAACTCGAATGCAACTTGCATGGGCCGATGCCGTTCATCGCAAAACCGGCCGCTCTGTGTTGATCTTGGCTCCGCTTGCTGTTTCAGCGCAAACCGCCGCAGAAGGAGAGGGAATTGGCATTCAAGTTACTCATTTGCGCAGCGACTGGGAATTGACGCCAGGAATCAACATCACGAATTACGAGCGGATGCACAAGATTAATCCGGCGTGGTTCGGTGGCGTTGTTCTCGATGAATCGTCAATCATCAAGCATCACGACGCTAAGACATTTTCAATTCTGACCGAGGCATTTCGTAACACGCCTTATAAGCTCTGCGCTACCGCAACGCCAGCGCCGAACGATTGGACGGAACTCGGAACGCACGCGGAGTTTCTAGGCATCCGCCAGCGGCAGGAAATGCTCGCGGAGTTTTTCACCCACGACGGTGGCGACACTCAAACATGGCGACTGAAAGGCCACGCGCGGAAGATTTTCTGGCAGTGGGTTGTGTCTTGGGGCGCGTTGATCCGTCGCCCGTCAGACCTTGGGCACGATGACACCGCATACAAACTGCCGCCGCTTCACTTGCACGAACATCACGTAAGCGTTGAAATGCCAACAAATGGCATGCTTTTCGCACTGGAGGCGCAGACGTTGAGCGAGCGCCGGGATGCGCGCCGTGCATCACTGGCTGACCGCGTGGCTGAGTGTGCGGCAATCGTCAACGCAGACAACGAGCCGTGGATTGTCTGGTGCGACCTGAACGCCGAGGGGGATGCATTGCGTCATGCGATTCCTGGTGCTGTGGAAATTCGCGGCAGCGACACGCCAGAAGACAAGGAGCGGCGGTTGATTGACTTCGCGCAGGGCCGCATTCGGGTGCTGATTACCAAGCCGTCGATTGCAGGATTTGGGCTGAATTGGCAGCACTGCAACAGGATGGCGTTTGTTGGCGTTACCGATTCATTTGAGAGCTATTACCAAGCAGTCCGCCGCTGCTGGCGATTTGGCCAAAAGCGCGAGGTGCATGTTCACATTTTCGCTAGCGATGCTGAGGGCGCGATTGTTGCGAACCTGAAGAGAAAAGAACGCGATGCAATGGCAATGGCCGAAAGCCTTAGCGCAGAAACTAGAGATGCTGTTTTTTCCGAAGTTTGCGGCGCAAGCCGTGAATCCAACGAGTACGCGCCGGGTCGCAAGATTCAGGTGCCATCATTCTTGAGGGTCGCATGAACGTCCTAGATCAAACCATCACGCCTGACTACGCCATTTATCACGGGGACTGCATTGAGGTGATGCGCGGACTGCCTTCGCAAAGCGTAGGCTATTCGATTTTTTCGCCTCCGTTCGCATCGCTTTACACCTACAGCAACAGCCCGCGCGATCTTGGCAACTGCCGTAGCGATGCGGACTTTTTCTCCCATTTTGACTTCGTTGTGGCAGAACTGCGCCGCGTGATGATGCCGGGGCGCGATGTTTCTTTCCATTGCATGTTGCTTCCAGCAAGCAAAGAGCGCGATGGTTTCATCGGCCTCAAGGATTTTCGCGGAGAGTTGATCCGTGCGTTTCGCAAGCATGGATTCATCCATCATTCGGAAGCTGTGATCTGGAAAGACCCGGTTACAGCGATGCAGCGCACTAAGGCGCTAGGGTTATTGCACAAGAGCGTGCGAGAAAACTCTGCCATGTGTCGGCAGGGTATCCCTGACTATCTGGTGACGATGCGCACTCCTGGGGATCAAATGGAACGCGTTACGCATGACGCGAAGGATTACCCAGTAGACTTGTGGCAGAAGGTTGCGTCGCCCGTTTGGATGGATATCAACCCGTCAGATACGCTCCAATATGCCAGCGCACGCGATCACGACGACGAGCGCCATATTTGCCCGTTGCAGCTTGAAGTGATCCGCCGTGGCGTGATGCTGTGGAGCAATCCAGGAGATGTCGTGCTGTCTCCGTTTGCCGGTATTGGCAGCGAGGGCCATGTTGCTTTGCAGATGGGGCGCAAGTTTATCGGCGCGGAATTGAAGACCAGCTACTATCAGCAAGCAGTGCGCAACCTCGCCGCAGCGAAGGCGCAGACTGCGAGCCTTTTTGACGAGGCTGCCGCGTGAACTTCTACCCATTCCACATAGGAGATTACACAAGCGCTACCGCGCACCTTTCAATGATCGAGGACTCTGCCTATCGGAGACTGTTGGATATTTACTACACGCGGGAAAGCCCTATACCGGCAGACATGAAACAGGCTTGCCGATTGGTCAGGGCTCAAACGAAAGAGGAGCGCTCTGCGGTTGAAAGCGTGCTAACCGAATTCTTCACGCTTACCGATGAAGGGTGGCGGCACGCTCGCTGCGATGCTGAAATCGCAGTGCATAACGATAAGCGCGCGAAGGCTTCGCGCAGTGCTGCCGGACGATGGGCAGCATTGCAAACGGCAAAGCAATTGCAGAGCGAACCTGATGCAAACGCAATGCGAACGCATAGCGAACGCAGTGCCGACGCAATGCGAAGGCAATGCTACCAAGACCAAGACCAAGACCAAGACCAAGACCAAGACCAAGAAAAAGCGCGCATAGGAGCGGCCGGTGAAATTTCGCGCGCGCTACGGGAAAAGGGGATACAATCGAACCCCATGGAGCCGCGATTACTCGCTTTGGCAAAGGGCGGAATTACGCCCGCTTTAGCCGCTGCCGCAGCCGAGGAAGCGAAGCGGGTTAAGGGTCCGGGTGCACGCATCCCACCAGCCTACGTTTACGCCGTTCTAGACCGCTGGCTAGCCGAACCTGAGAGCAGGCCGCAATCGGCCTATGACCCTGCCGCCGAGGCTGAAAAAGCGCTGCGGATGATGGAGGAACGCGATGCAAAAGCATGAGCTATCTGAACTTTCGCAACGACTCGCGCAGCTTGCTGATGCGCTAGGTGGCAAGGCCCCGTCCGCCGCAGGTTTGCTCGTTTGGGGTGATGCGCTGGCCGAATGCGAGCGGATCGACGTTGTTGCCGTGCTAACGGATTGGCCTAAAAGCCACGCAAAGATGCCACTTCCTGCCGAAGTGCTGAAGCTTGCGAGGGAGTCTGCAACCGGGCGCAGGGAGCGCGCAGCATCTGCGGAACAGACGGCCGAACGTGACGCGGCAAAGGCGCTGCAAAAACCGGGGCACTGGAAACCCGAAGCGGGCGGAATGACTCCGGCATATGCCGAGTTTAAGCGCTCGCTAGATGAGCTTAAGCGCAGGACGAAACCGACCCCAAAGGCATGGGCATATCGTCTAAAAGACATTGAGGAAGTTGGGGTAAACCTGCCTCCAGTTGCGAAAGAAAACTGGCGGGCAGCGTTGAAGGAAAATTTGCGCATTAGCCCGGAAACCGAAGACCAGATCGAGGCCCGCTTAGAGCGTGAGGCAATCCAGGCTGAGGCGAGTGCGTGACATGCCCGGCTTGTGTGAAGCAATCCGGCTTGTACTTGCTGACCTGTGCCGTTTGTGTGCGTCGCTTGCTGATGAGCGCACCAAAAACGGCACGGGAGTCCATGAAGGCGCACATTGCTCGGACGCATCCCGATATTATTGCTGCGGCACGGAAACTGAATGAGACGAGCGGCAAGGGTTGACGATAATCATGCCGAGATCGTGGCCGCGCTGCGCAAGTGCGGCTGTACGGTTCAATCGCTTGCCGCCGTTGGTAAAGGTGTGCCGGATTTGCTAGTGGGGCGGGCAGGCGTGAATTACCTGCTAGAAGTGAAAGACGGCAACAAGCCACGCAGCGCGCGCGATCTGACGCCGGATGAACTGCGCTGGCTGCATGGGTGGCGAGGCTCCGCCGTTGTGGTGGAGACCGTAGACGAGGCATTGAGGGCGACAGGAGTGACGGCATGACCGAAACGCGGACACACGAAGGCGCGAGCCTGATGCTGAGTCGGCCCGAGATAGACGGATTGCCGCCGGAAGCGAACCTAATCGAGATAACGCGGGTTTACACGAAGCCCGAACGGCGAAAGATGGGGGACGCACGCTGGCTGCTTTGCGAGGTTTGCGTAAACGCGGATGAAACGCAGACGTTCCTGATGCTCAGTCCGAAACCGTTCGACGATGAGCCGATGGACGCAGACGCGCTTGAGGGTTTCTATCGCCGCTTTGGGTTCAAAGTCATGCAGCGGGAAGCCGATGACGGAACCCCGCACGTCCTCATGGTCAGGCGGCCGAGATGAAGCACGCTGACGCATTGCTTGAACAGGAACGCGCCGCAGACGCCGTGATTGCCCGCGCGGGGCTGAAGTTCTCGGCAACGGATGAGCAACTATCCGAGAGAATGATGCGGTGCGGGATGGAGGCGCGGGTGTTCTGCCCGGATGACGAGGACGAATTGCGCCGACTGGCGCGCGTTACTCTCAAGATTGACTTTGCGAAAGGTTTGATGGAATGACCGCAACGCCAAAGCGCAACGAGTTAAATTGGCATGTAATGCACGGGGCAAAAATCGAAGGAAATTGCCATGAGTGAAAACACAGAGGAAAGTGTTACAAAAACGCAACAGAAACGAATTGGCGAGGGTTTGCCCGGGCCTGGTCGGATTAAGGGCGTGCCGAACAAAAGCACAGTGGCCGCGCGAGAGTCAATTGCACGGTTCGTCGACGGCAACGTGGAACGGCTGCAAGGCTGGCTAGACGAGATTGCAGAAGACCCAAAGCACGGGCCGCTGGTGGCGTTTAAGTGCGTGCAAGAAATCCTCGAATACCACGTTCCAAAGCTGGCGCGTACTGAGCACACAGGCAAAGACGGGGGCGCGATTATTGTGCAAGCGGCATCCGGGGATGATGCGTTATGAGGATCACGCTTGAGTTTGGATTGAATGTTGCTACGCCGCACGCTTGTTTTATCAAACACTATGACAATCTCATGGGTGTAAACGTGCGCGGATTTGCAGTCTGTGTTCGCGTTGCGTTGCTGCATATTGTGTGGCGAGTATGACCCTCACCGCCCGCCAGCTAGAAGCGCAGTCGATCCTTGCCGGGAACTCGACGCACATTCTGCTAGAGGGCGGCAGTCGCTCCGGGAAAACGTTCCTGCTGACCCGTGCCGTCTGTATGCGGGCGATCAAAGCCCAGAAATCGCGCCACGCGATCTTCCGGTTCCGGTTCAACCACATCAAGGCCTCGATTATTTCCGACACTTTCCCGAAAGTGATGGAAACGTGTTTTCCGCAGGTGAAAGCGGAGATCAACCGAACTGACTGGTTTGCGCAGTTCCCGAACGGTTCGCAGATCTGGTTCGGCGGGCTGGATGACAAAGATAGAACCGAGAAAGTTCTAGGCCAAGAGTTCTCAACGCTGTACCTGAACGAAGTCTCGCAAATCCCGTGGCGCTCCCGCGACATGGCACTGACTCGACTGGCGCAGAAAGTCGATCAGGAAGTGGCCGGAACGCGCAAGCCGCTGCCGCTGCGTTTTTACTATGACCTAAATCCGACGAACAAAAACCACTGGGCCTATCGCCTGTTTCACGAAAAGCGCGACCCGGAAACAAAGATCGCGCTTAATCATCCCGACGACTACGCTTGGTTCCGGCTGAACCCCGAGGACAACGCGCAAAACCTGTCGGGCGCGTACATCGAAACACTACGGGGCATGAGCCAGCGCCAGCAAAAGCGCTTTTTGCGTGGCGAATGGGCGGACGCTAACCCATCTGCGTTATTCCACGATGAAGATATTGAGAAATGGCGCGTACTCGATGGCCGTGTGCCGGACTTTGTGCGCGTGGTGGTTGCGGTTGATCCGTCAGGCGCGGGTGATAGCGACAACGCAGATAACGACGCGATTGGCATTGTGGTGGCCGCTCTAGGCGTCGACGGCAATGCGTACATCCTTGAGGATTGCACGATCAAGGCCGGTCCGGCCGCATGGGGGCGCGTTGCTACATCGGCATTTGACCGGCATCGGGCTGACTGCGTAGTTGGAGAGGGAAATTTTGGCGGGGACATGGTGCGGCACACGATCCAGACATCGAGGCCGCGCACGCCGTTTAAGAAGGTTACCGCCAGCCGTGGCAAGTCTGTCCGTGCCGAGCCTGTAAGCGCTTTGTACGAGCAGGGCAAAGTAAGGCATGTGGGCCTGTTCCCCGAGCTTGAGGAGGAATTGTGCGGGTTCTCGACGTTTGGCTACACCGGAACCGGATCACCTAATCGGGCCGATGCGCTGGTCTGGGCGCTGACCGAGCTATTCCCTGGCATGACAAAGCCACAAGATACAGACAAAACAGAAGAAGAAACCGACTACGGCGCAATGTATGGGGGTTCGGGATGGATGGCGGCTTGACAATGTGGGCTGAGATCGGGCTGGAACTTCGCAAGCACGGATGGGGGCCGTCTAAGGTGGCGACGCATTTGAACGTTTCACGCTCAACCGTGCGGCATTGGTTCAACGCTGGCGGGACGCCGCTTTATCCGGCAGGGGCGCAACTAATCAGCCTGCACTCGCGGATTGTGTGCCACCAGAAAGAACCAAAGCCCGCGTGGAAGGCTGCAAACTGTCTTTAGGCGATAAACCGCCACAATAGTAAACAGAATCGCGCTATTAAGTCGGGATGATTGAAAACACCGGTAAACCGCAGGGCGTAAAAGACGCCGATATCGTTGCCGAAGCGCGTAAGCGCTATCGCGTGGCGTCTGACGCCGCATCAAAAAACCGCGAGAGCTTCCGCGAGGCGATGCGGTTTGCTGCCGGGAATCAGTGGGACGATAGGCTAAAGCAAGCCCGCGAGTCGCAGAATAGGCCGTGTCTTACGATGGACCGGCTGGGCACGCACATTAATCAGATTGTTAACGATCAGCGGCAGTCGAAGCCTGCGATTAAATGCAACCCAGTCGACGATAGGGCAGACGTTAAAACTGCCGAGATTCTCAATGGCGTCATTCGGAACATCGAGCACCTGAGCAATGCGCCGATGGTTTACGAAACGGCCAGCTTCCCACAAGTTGCCGCAGGAATTGGCGTCTGGCGTGTGCTGACCGAGTATGCCGACGAGAACGCATTCGAGCAGGACATCCGGCTAAAGCGCATCCTCGACCCGATCTCCGTCACGTTTGATCCGAACGCCCGCGAGATGGATGCCTCGGACGCCATGTACGCTTTCGTCGAGGACTCCGTCGACCGCGAGACGTTCACGGAAATGTATCCGGACATTAACCCGGACGACTGGGCTGGTCAGTCTGACGATCTGGGCTGGTGGAATCCTGATAGCGTGCGCTGCGCCGAGTATTACCGCGTTGTGATGAAGAAAACCCGCTTGTTTTTGCTTGCCGATGGTTCGGTGATGGATGAGCAGGAATTTGCAAAAAGCGAGCGCAACCCGGCAGAAGTGATTGACCAGCGACCCAGCAAGCGGCGCGAGGTTCAATGGTTCAAGATCGCCGGGGCTTCCGTTGCCGACTCTCGCGTCTGGCCGGGTCGATGGATTCCGCTGGTTCGGATCGTTGGCAATGAAACCGTTGTCGACGGGAAAATCCTCTACACCGGACTAACGCAGCGCGCTTACGATGCGCAGCGCATGTATAACTACCAAGTCTCGACAATGGTCGAGATGCTGAGCCTGCAAAAGACGGCGCCATTCATCGGCGCAAAGGGTCAATTCAAGGGCGTAGAGCAACGCTGGGCGCGTGCCAATGCCACGAACCCAGCTTATCTGGAATACGAGCCTGTCGAGCTAAATGGACAGTTCCTGCCCGCCCCTCAGCGGCAACCCGCGCCCCAAGTGCCGACCGGCAACGTTCAGGCCATGCAAGCGGCCGCGCAAGATTTGCAGTGGATCACCGGCCAACATGCTGCCAACTTCGGTGCCGCATCGAACGAGACCAGCGGCCGCGCCATTATGGCCCGGCAGCGCGAAGGCGACACGGCGACCTATCACTACCTCGACAACCTGAGCCGCGGCATTTTGCACACCGGCCGCATTTTGGTTGACCTGATTCCGCGCATCTACGACACGAAGCGCATTCTGCGGGTATTGGGCGACGATGAAACGCCGTCTGTGGTCATGCACGACCCTGAGCAACCAGAAGCCATGCGCAGGGTGCAAGACGAAACCGGCGCAATCAAGCGCATTTACAATCTGAACGTGGGCCGGTATGACGTTGCGGTCTCCGTCGGGCCGTCCTTTGGCACGTTACGCGCCGAGTCGACGGAGGCCATGACTCAGCTTCTATCGGGCAATCCGAACCTGTGGACGGTAATCGGTGACCTGTACGTGCGTGGCCAGAATTGGCCGAACGCGCAAGCTATTGCGGATCGACTGGCCAAAACCGTACCGCCTGAGATCAAAGGCGCGGAAGGCGAGGAGAACGATCCAGAAGCTATGATGGGTCAGATGCAAGCGGCAATGCAGCAACTTGAGGGCGCATTGCAGGAGCGTGAGCAGGCGTTGCAGCAAGCGGCGCAGATTGTTCAGCAGCTTGAGGGCCAACTGCAAGAGGCTCAAGTAAAGCAGCAGACCGAGCAAGCCCAAGTGATGGACAAGACAAACGCCGAGATCATCAAGGCAGAAACCGAACGGTACAAAGCGGACGCATCAGCAAACGCTTCAATTGAGGTTGCTCGGATTGAAGCTGAAGTGGCTCAGGCGCAAACGCTACGCGATCAAACCGGGGCCGATATTGAGACAGTAAAGACACTAATCGGCGCCCTTGCCGAACGCATGAATAAAAACATGGAAGAAGAAGAAAACAAGGGGCCGGAGCCTGAGGAAATTATGCTAGCGCAGCTTTTGGAGCAACAACAGGGAATGCAGATTGCAATTGCGCGGCTTGCTGAAACAGTACAAAAAAAGCCGCCTATCGCAGTAGATATTGTTAGAGGTTCCGACGGACGCGCGCAACAATTCGTGATGAGGCCAACAAATGGCGGTTAATTATCGAACTTCGCTAAAAACCACGCGGATGACGTCTGTCCGAGATGATATCGACAGTGGAACCGGCGCTGGAATTTTGGAAATATGCACGGCGGCTTACGCGTCAGTGCTCGCCACGTTCACCTGTAATGATCCATGTGGGACGGTATCGGGTGCGGTGCTGTCGTTTTCTGGGCTGACAAAAAGCGCAACGGCGGCCGCGTCTGGAACTGCCGCAATTGCTCGATTCCGCAATAGCTCTAACGTTGACATAGTGACCGGCCTGACTGTCGGAACTTCTGGTACCGATATCATCATCAGCCCGTCAACAACTATCACATCGGGGCAAACCGTCGAATGGACGGCGGGCACCATCACGCATAGCGCATAAAATGCAGATTACGCTCTCTCCTCCGCGAGTCGTTTACGACAACAACGATTGGCGCGTCACCGTCGACGTAGAAGAGCCCGCGTTTATCATTTACCCGAAGCTGACTGGCGGCCTAGTGTTTTCGTCTGGTCGCAATCTTGACTCACTCGCGGAACTGATCGCTAGCGCCAAGGCCGATGCTATCTCGCGCGGTATCAACTGGTTGAACGACTGACATGGCCGCAATCACTGACTTATCAGACCTCATACACCGCCAGTCTGGTGGCTCAAACGGCTCGCCGAACAACCTGTTTTTCCACAAGGTGCCTCGTGTGTCGGGGGTTGCCGCAACCACGCCTGTAATCGGTCGAGGTTGCAGCTTGTGGACATACGACGGCATGCCCGCCGGTGGCGCAGTGCCGACCGCTGCCGCTATTCCTGACCGCACGACCACGGGCGCGCTACCGTTTACCGCGCCGGGCGGAAGCCGCGATTTGCATCTGATCGGCGCAAACGTCACGCCGCTTACCGCTGGCGTTTACTTGCTATACGACAGGCTCATGCACATTGGCGGGCTGTCTGCTGCTTCTACCGCTGACCAGACTGTGCAAGGCGCAACACCGACTCCAGCTATCACCCGCAACACTGGGGGCGCGGGGAATATGGCGTGGTATGAGATTTACACGATCATCGGCACGACCAGCACGACCCTGACGATGACCTATACGGATGAGGCTGGAAACACGGGCCGGACAACGACCATCAACATCGGCGCAACAAACTTCCGAGAAGTCACTCGCGCACAACGCATTCCGCTTGCGGCAGGCGATAACGGCATTCGCGCTATCGAGAAAATTGCACTTACCGCGACGACTGCTGCGGCTGGCAACTTCGGGATTACTCTAGCGCAGCCGCTTGCGTGGATTCCTGTTGACACGGCGGGCACGTCTGGTTGGCGCGACTATACGACTGGTCTGCCAGGTATTCCGGTTATTGACCCGGACGCTTGCCTTGGAATAATGTTTATTCCTGCCGCTGCGACTGCCCCGGAGGTGTGGGGCTGCTTTGCCACTATTGAGAAATAAGAAGCAATGGCGCTCGCAGACTTCGATGCCTACGTGGCTGCGTTGCAGCTCAACCGCGCTGCTGATTTTAGTGCCGCGGCGATCCCATCAATACTGAGCCGCCCAATGGCCGTCTGGCCGTATTTTCAACCGGCCCCTGCTGTGCCGACGACGAGCGTTGCGCTAAACAAGAGTTCTGCGCAGGCCATCGGCCCGATCCCAGACGCGACTAGCGGCACGCTTCAAATTGTTGGCGGGCGCTTTAACACATCTGCCCCCGCCGGAGCGTCTCTGTTTGCCATCGACCTGCTAAATGTTTCTGGCGGATTAAGCGGCATTGTAACGACCGAGCAAACGACAAACTTGCCGACCGCTGCGCTGACTAGAAACACCAGCGGCGCCGGTGTGATGATCGGCCTCATTATTCACGCAGTCATCGGAACGACCGCTACAACCGTAACCGTGCGTTACACCAATCAGGCGGGTACAGCAAATCAAGTTAGTACCGCAACCACTTTTGGCAGCGCAGGCTTCCGAGAGGCGGGCCGCGTCGTTTTGATCCCGCTGGCCGCAGGTGACACTGGAGTGCAATCGGTTGAGGGCGTGACTGTGTTGGCGACAACTGGCACGGCTGGCAACTTTGGCGTGTGCTTATTTCGGCCGATAATGATTTTCTCTCTTAACTCGACAACTGGCGCGATGCCGCTTGATGCGGTAAGCAGCGGAGGGATGATCGGAAGTATGGCCCAATTTGACGACGATGCTTGTCTGACATTTATAAGCGTTGCTCAAGGTACGCAAGCGATCGGCGGCGCTGTACTCGTAGCGGAGGCTTAACATGGCCTCGCGTCGCCTATTTGACGGCGCGCAGATCGAGATCGGGTCAATCCCGATTGTCGGTGAGGGGATCAATCCTGGAATTTCTCTATCAGCGACCGAAGAAGCTGATTCAGCATCGTTTACGGTAAACATTGCCGGAGCAAATCCTGCAATATCTCTAAGCGCAACAGAATCGCCAGACGTTGCCGCGGTTAGTGTTGCGACAAGAATTGGGATATCTCTAAGCGCAACAGAAGCATCGGACGTTGCCGACTTTACGGTCGCATTGCGTGTCGGCGTAACTCTCGGAGCAACCGAAGGGCCTGACATTGCCGCGTTTGCTGTTGGCGTTGTCAGCGCAGCGCCAGTGATAAACCTCACGGCCACTGAGGGCGCGGACGTTGCCGACTTTTCCGTAGTTGGCCCAGACATCGAGCAGACTGGGGGAGGTGCTGGTGACTACTTCACCAACGTCCCGAACTTTGCCCGCCGATGGGTAGATATCCGAGATGAGTTGGAGGAAAAGCCAACTCCTGAAGTTGTGCGTGAAGCGGCGCGGTCAATCGTCCAAGCGAAGCCGGACATTGAGCCCGCCGCCCTTCAGTCTCTGATTGACGAGCAACTGCGGGCGTATGATCTTCTTTCATCGCTTGTTGTCATTGCGCAAGAAGAGGCGCGACAAGAGCTAGATCGGCTGCAAATGATCGAGCAGGAAGAAGAAGAAATTCAGCAGGCTATTAAGATTTTTGCAGCCTACATGCAATAAGGCGATAAATCGCCACAGTTCAAGATAGTTTTATCGTACTTTCAGCGCATCTCATTAATGCCAGAAGGCAAGATGACGAACGAAAACAGCGCGCCCTCGCAGGGGAATGAAGCGGAGTCGCTACCCGCAACTGAAGCCGAACAGGTTAAAACGGCAGGCCAAGAGCAGGCCAGCGAAGAACATCAAAACGAAGAGCAGGGCGTCGATGACGCAGAGCCGCGTGACGATGGGAAGCGCAAGCGTGGTGGACTAGGCGAACGTGCGCTGGAGTATCGGAATCAAGCCCGAGACTTGGCACGCGTCAATGAGAGGCTGCTAAACCTGATGGAGCGAACCCTAGCGGGCGATGCTCCGAAGGTGGAGAAGCCCTCAGGCCCGCCGCAGCGTGAGAACTTCGACAGCTACGAGACCTACTTGGAGGCGAAAGCCGACTATCAGGTGGCCGCGAAGTTGCAAGAAGTTGAAGCGCGAGCGGAACGGGCACGCCAAGAGGCATCGATTCGTGAGCGTGAGGAGTCGTGGATCAACCGGCAGAAGCAGGCCGCGAAGAAATACGACGACTTTGCCGAAGTAACCATGTCGGACGATCTAACGATCACTCCGATCATGGCTGAAGCAATCAAGGATTCCGATATGGGGCCGGACGTTGCTTACTACCTCGGCAAGAACCCTGACCTTGCGGAAAAGATCGCCCGTATGAACCCCGCAGCTCAAGTGCGTGAACTCGGGAAAATCGAGGCACGTTTAGAAGTGAATAAAGAGCCTATTAAGCGCGCCAGCAAAGCGCCCGCACCGATTGAGCCTATTGGCGGTGGCAAGGCATCCTCGGATGAACTTGGCACGATGTCGCAATCTCAATACGAAGCGATGCGCAAGAAACAGGGCGCTTGGTGGGCAGGACGTTAAACCATACCCTGCGGGAATAAATCATGTCGAATACACTTGCTACTACCTCACTGGTCGCCAAAGAGTGCTTGGCGATCCTAAAGAACATGCTGACCTTTTCCAAGGGCGTCAACCGCTCGTGGCAAAGCGAGTACGGCTCCAGCATGGCTCGCGGCTATGCCACTGGCCAGACCATCAACATCAAGCGCCCGCCGCGCTACACCTACCGTTCGGGCCGCGTTGCCAGCCCGCAATCGACGGTATTTAGCACGGTGCCGCTGACCCTGAGTCAGGGCGGCTGCGACATCAACTTTCCGTTGATCGAGCGTACGGTTAGCATCAGCAACCCCGATCTGCAAAAGGCACTTCAAGCCGCTGTTGCCACGGTGGCAAACGAAATCGACCGCCAAGGTCTGGCGCTGGCGCGTACCGCCGTCGCTAACCAAGTGTCGGTCAATACGACCACGATGGTTCAGCCTGCGACGCAAGCTGAAGCGCTGGCCCTCGCCACGCAATCGGGTCGAATTCTGGATGACAACGCCGCCCCGCGTGACGGTCGCCGTAACCTGGTGCTGTCCTCGGGTCTTAATGCCTCGATGGTGCAAGGCCTTGCGGGCCTGTTCAACAACGCCTCGACCATCGGCCGTCAGTACGGCGTGGGCATGATGGTTGACTCGCTGGGCTACAGCGTCGGCATGGATCAGAACGTCGCCCGTCACGCGAACGGCGCCGCGACCGCCACGAACATCTCGGGCGCCGGTCAGACGGGCTCCACGATTACCGTGGTTGCGATTACGGGCGGCACGCTGACGGCTGGCACGGTCATCACCCTGCCGGGCGTGTTCGATGTCAACCCGCAGACCCGCGCCTCCACCGGCCGCCTCAAGCAGTTTGTGGTGACCGCCGATGCCCTTCTGGGTGCGACCTCGATCCCGATCAGCCCCGCTGTGACCCCGACCGGCGCGTTCCAGAACTGCACCGCCTCGCCCACGACCGCGCAGCCGTATGTAATCCAAGGCTCGGTCAACGTGTCCTATGACACCTCGGTTGCTTTCCATGAGGATGCCTTCACGCTGGCGATGGTGCCAATGTTTGTGCCGCAGGATCAAAACGCCAAGGTCTCGCAGGAGTCGGATCAGGGCTTTACGGTCAAGGTGACGGAGTACTACGACGGTGCCAACGACGTGTCGAACATGCGTCTAGACGTGCTGTTCGGTTGGGCCGCGACCTACCCCGAGCTGGCCTGCCGGATTGGTACTACGGGCTAATTGTCTCGCTGCCATGGGACTTTACGGGGGCTTCGCGCCCCCGTTTTTTCTTAGGGATCAGGAATGCCGCGCACTGTAAGAGACATACTTACCCGCTCAATGCGGGTCGCCACTATTCTCGGGGCATCCGAGACGATGGACGGTAACGACGCATCAGACGCACTGCTGACACTAAATCAGATGATGGACGCTTGGCAGGCGGAGCGGCTGTTTGCATATCAAATCGTGTCGCGCACGCACGCACTGACAACCGGCGTTGCAACGTACTCAATCGGCCCCGGCGGAACGATCAACGTAGACCGCCCCGTTAGGATCGAATGGGCGTTTACACGCGATTCGCAGCACTATGACCGGCCTATGGATATTGTGCCGGATCAAGTTTTTGCGTCGATCACGCTCAAGAATCAGGGGAACAATTTCCCGACGGTGCTGTACTACGCGCCGGGGTTCCCTCTAGGCTCTATCCGCATATGGGAGCATCCGTCGGCCAATCTGGTGCTGCATTTAGGCTGCTGGGTCACGCTCTCCGAGTTTGCCGACCTTAATGCATCTGTATCGCTGCCGCCAGGTTATGAGCAGGCCATTGTGCTGTCGATGGCTGAATTGCTTTCCCCAGAATACGGCAAAGAGCCGTCAGGAAGTCTGGTGCGCATGGCCGCAAAGTCAAGGGCGAACATCCAGCAAAACAATCTGCCAGACCCGCGCATCGGGTGCGAGTTCATGGGAGTGCAGCAGAATACGCCTGCGCCTTACTATCGCTACGTTTCCGGGGACTTTTAATGCGCGTGCCGTTTGAGGGATTTATCGGCCCCGCATACGCTGCCGCGAGCTGGAAAGCCAGCACTCAGCGGGCCGTTAATCAGTACCCGGAAGGCGACCCAGAAAAGGGGCTTGTCTACTATCCTGCGCCTGGTCATACGACTATCGGGTCTAGAGGATCTTCGCCCGTGTTGGCAATGGAGCCAACACCGTCAGGATTGGTCATCGTAACGGCTGATTCTGTTCACCTTGTGCCGGACATTCAAAGCGGAGCATTCCTAAATCCAGTGCAAGTCGGAACAACGGGAAGCGCTTACGCGATTGTGGCGCAGGCTGGCGATCAAGTAATGATCGTGAACGGCAATCAGGGATTCAGCTTTAATCGTGCCGATGCTGTGCCGACACTGACCACGATTACAGCGTATGCCTTTCCGCAAAATCCGCAAAGCTGCACCGCCCTTGACGGGTATTTCATCGCTCACGGTCCGAACAGCGATCAGTTCTATTGGTCATCGCCGTTTGATCCTCAAACATGGAACGCGCTCGACTTTGCCAGTGCTGAAAACCTAAACGACAAGCTACAACGGGCGATTACCGTAGAGCGCGAGCTGTACCTGATTGGATCGCAGTCAACGGAAATCTGGGCAACGACCGGCGGCGAGGAAGTATTCGACCGCATTCAAGGGACTTATATCCCCTACGGCACTGCCGCCCCGCTATCTGCTGCCGTAATCGGTCAGGCGCTGCTGTGGCTTGCGCAGGACACTAACGGCGGCTCTGTGGTCATGCAAGCCCGTGGACTGCAAAGCAAGCGCGTTTCTACACATGCCATCGAGCAGGAAATTGCCAGTTATGTCACCACGACAGACGCCTATGCTTTGACGTATCAGCAGCACGGGCACTTGTTTTACGTGCTGTCGTTCCCTACCGCCGGGAAAACATGGGTCTACGATATGGCCACGCAACTGTGGCATGAACGATCATCTTTAGTGCCTGACCCGACGCAACCAGATCAAGCGGCTCCAATAAGCTACGTTGAGGGCGCGTGGCGGGCTAGGTGTCATGCGTACTTTGCCGGGTACAACCTGATCGGAGACTCGCGCGGGCCGAACATTGCGCAACTGTCTACCACGATTTACAGCGAAAACGGAGTGGACTTGATTTGTAAACGTGTTTCGCCGCACATCGCCAACAAAGCCGAGTACCTTACCGTTTCCGGTGCCGAATTTATCTTCCAGCCAGGCGTCGGGCTTTTCAGCGGAAACGATGAGGATGTTAACCCGCAAGCAATGATGCGCGTCAGCAAAGACGGCGGGCGGCAATGGTCAGCGCAACGCACTGCGCCTATTGGCGCTCTAGGCGAATACTTTGAGTCAGTAAAATTTAACCGACTCGGCCGCGCGCGAGATATTGTGATTGAACTTAGTATGTCGGCACAGGTTTATAAGCCAATTTCCGGCGCGTATCTCGATTTGACGCCATGACGCCACGCATTCCCCCGATGACAACGCCAGTGGCTGGCGAGGGCGATGATTCGGACACAATGCCGATTAACTCGCTTTGGTACAGGTACTTTCAATCGTTGCAGCAATCCATACCGGGCGATGGAGTACAGGAAGCGCCGGAGGATGGTGTTATCTACGGGAGGCAAGACGCGGCATGGGTCAAAGCAACGCCTGACCTTGGATACGCAGCAGCAGCAACTAGCGGCACGGTAACAAACACAGTGGGCGACGATGCCACTATTCCCGTCTTTGCCGCTGGCGCTGCTGGATTGGTGCCGGGTGCAATCAATGTCAACTCTGGACGATTTTTGCGTGAGGATGGATCGTGGGCTGGCGCTGCCGGAGGTTCTCTGGTTGAGGTATACAGCACACCCGGCACGTTTACGTGGACAAAATCAGCTGGCGCACAATTTATTCGCGTCTTTGTTGTCGGTGGCGGTGGTGGTGGAGGTAGTGGAGGTTACGGATTAGCACAATTAAGAAGCGGAGGCGCTGGCGGCGGAGGAGCTGCGCTTGTTGATTTTTCTGCTAATGCTAGTGATATGCCATTGTCTGCTGCCATCGTTGTTGGGGCGGGAGGCGCTGGTGGAGTCGGAATATCAACTGGAATTTTGGGCAACTCTGGAGCTATCGGCGCCAGTTCGTCTTTTGGATCAATAGTCACTGCATACGGTGGCGGTGGCGGTGGTGGTGGGCAAAATACAGGCACTGGCGGAGGAGGCGGTGCGGGCGCTTTGTCAGCCGGAGGGACTACCACCTTAGGTGGTACCGCCGGCGGTCTTGGTGGGCAGTACGGCGGAATTCAAGGCGGTGGTGTCTCCGCCGTTGCCAGGAATTCGTCGTGGATTGGTGGCGCAGGCGGAGGAGGCAATCAATTCGCCAGTTCGTCTCCTGGTGTTGGTGGTATGGCCTACGGAGGCGGCCAAGGTGGCGGACAAGGAGGAACTGTTATAACTCTAACTCCCCCCACGGCTACCTCAGGTGGGACGGCAAGCCGTTATTTATTGGAAAACAGTTTGCCCGGAGGAGCCCCAAACACAAATGCAGTTGGCGCTACCGGAGTGGCTGTGTCTTTTAGGGGTGCTGGCGGGCCGGGTGGAGGGGCGAGCGCAACAAACGCAGTCCCCGCCGGCAATGGAGCGGATGGACAGCAGCCTGGTGGTGGTGGTGGCGGTGGCGGCGCATGGGGGGGCGCGCCGATTGGTGCGGGAACTTCTGGAGCGGGCGGCGCTGGTGGTAGCGGCATTGTCGTTGTAATTACCAGTTTTTAGGCGATAAACCGCCCCATGAGGGCAAGCCTTTGTAATAGGCTCGAACGATAGGAGGCCGTATGGGTTGGGGAACTGCGTTATCAGTCGGAAGCAACATTCTCGGCGGGTTGATTGGCGGGCGATCTGCTCGCAGTGCTGCGCGTAGACAAGAAGCGGCGGCGCGCGAGGCCAATCAACTACTCGGTCAGACGCAGGAAGCCAACTATGCCGACCTGTCCCCGTATCGAGATATCGGCTCAGGTGCTACCGGCCGCCTCGCTTCGTTGCTGGGTGTTGGCGGAAGTGCAGAAGACCCGCGCTACGGTGAGCTGACCCGACGCTTTTCTGCTGCCGATTATGAAGAAGACCCCGGCATGCAGTTTCGCCGCGAGCAGGGGGAGCAGGCGATTAACCGCAACGCCCTCGCACGGGGCCGGTTTAACTCGGGGTCCGCGCTCAAAGAACTGCAACGCTACAACTCCGGCCTTGCCTCGCAGGAATTTGGAAATGCCTTCGAGCGGTGGCGTGCGCAGAGTGCCGACATTGCGGGCCGCTTGGGCGTCGCTTCCGGTATGGGTCAGCGTGCGGTGGAAAGCGGCAACGCAGACCGCACTAACCTGCGCGGTCAAATGGCGGGCAATCTGATTGGCATCGGCAACGCTCAAGGCGCCGCCCGTATTGCCAGCGGTAACGCTTTGCTGCAAGGCTTGCAAGGCGCTACTGATTGGGGCATGAACGCACTGCGGCAGCGCCCGCCGACTCCGCGAACCGTTAGCAACTATTCGCCGTTCCTTGAGGGCGAAGACGCAATGGCGGGTCGGTGATGGCGCTTGATACCTCAATTTACGGCCGAATTCAGCCGTTTAAGGTCGCCAGTCCGGGCGAAGTAGAGCGTAACGCGCTCGCCATTGAAAACGCGCGGCAGGCCAACCGCATGAACGCGCTCAAGTTTGACGAGATGGAGCGTGCGCGTGCTGAAGCTGCGGCCGATCAGGAAACGCTGCGGGCCTACTTTCAAGAGGGCAATCTGAACGCACTAAACGTGCGTCCTGGCCTTCGCATGGCCGAGGAAAAGCGATTGCTAGAGGCGGCAAAGCAGCGCGAAGAAGCTGCCGCGAAACGCGCAACGACCGGCAAGACCACGCAGGAAACTTCGATTGCAGCCGCAAATCGGCGGGCCAATCTTCTCCGAGGCGCTACCGATCAACAAAGCTGGACGATGCTGCGCGACATTATCGGTCAGGAGATGGGGCCGGATACGCTTGCCAGAGTGCCTGAGCAATTCAACCCGCAACTGCGCGACGCAATGTTGCAAGCCACGATAGACGAGTCGAAGCGGCTCGAGTTGCAGCAGAGCGGCGAACGGGATCGCAGGCAGGCGGCAAATGCCGAAGTGCTGATTGATGCACAAGGGCGCGCTACCGTAAACCCTGTCCTTGTTAGCGCCCGACGGCAAGCAGCTGAAGCCCGCCGCGCTCCCGTTGCCGCGCCTGTTGCTCCGGTAGCCGATCAGCCGATGCCGGATGACCGCACGCAACTGTCTGCGCAGCTTGGCGTGCCGGTTGCGCAGCGCGACCCGTTTGCAAACATGTCAGGCAAGGGCCGCGAAGTGTTCCAGCGCGAACTCTACAAGCAGGCCGACAAGAAGCTGACCGAGGCGGAA